GATTGTGTGCTTCAAAAATCGGCGGTTTTTTAGCAGAAATCGGCAAGAAATCGGCGAAAAACATATAGACCTGAACAAGTCCTTCTTCAAAAATCGTCTATGGAAAACATTATAATCGTGATTTTTTCATAGACGATTTTCCGACATTTTTTCAACTCAGAACGGAAAGAAAAAATTTTCGCCAAAAAAAGTGGCGAAAAAATTTCGAAAACAAAAAGAACTGCTGCAGAAATCGTCTATGAAAAATCGTCTATGGAACATCGTCTTATGAAATATGAAATTTTTTCCCTCCCTGATTTTCATTGGTCTGATGCTTCGCATCATCGCCCGGTTTTCACGGCTGAGCCGGGTTTGGGCAATCCTCCCTGGGGTGGTGCAAGCACAGGAACGGGTTCCTTCTGATTTTTGTTTTGTGGTCTGGGTTGGACTACCCCTCGATGAAAGAAAAGAAATCTGATAGCGAAAAACGCCCCAGAACGAGTGATTTTGGGACTTATAAAAGTAAAGGTTGACTTTCTCTTCCCGGTGCGGCAAAATTGTAGCATAGACGAGAAACACTGAGGAAAGGAGGGAAAAAGATTGCCTAAACGCAAAAGGGTAGCAAGGAAAAGCAAAGTACATAACTACAAAGAAGTATTCCTAATAGAAGTTCCTGAGCATACCCATAAACGGTATAAATGGGTTGGAAACCGTACCGTATTGATTGATATGCGTGGGATATACCGTCCTGTCGGTGGTAACCCGGATAGAGCCTATAAACGAAGATTCAAAAGCCCTGAACACCTTAAAGCACTATGTGATGAGTACTTTGCAAGCTGTGAAGGAGTTATCTATAACCCCAAGACTGGTAAACCATACGAGGATAGTAATGGTTACCCGGTAACCGGACAAGTAAAACCATATACTGTCAGTGGTCTGGCGTTATTCCTCGGTCTGGAAACCAAAACACTGCTGAAATATGAGTCTGGCATGATGGACTCTATCGGTTTTTCAGAATATGAACAGCTGGAATACAGCAAGGTAATGAGACAGGCTAAGCAGCGTATTGAAGAATATGCCGAGGCTGGACTATATAACAAAGACAGCTTCAACGGTGCACGGTTTGTACTGGGCTGTGGCTTTAAGTGGTGGGTAACTCAGAAAGAGCTAGCTGAGATAGAACATATCAGAGCTGCTACAGATATAAGACGCAAAGAGTATAAGCTCAAGAAAAAAGCTCTTATAGGTGATGATTCTGAGCCGGTAACTATCACTATAACACGTGCTAATAAAGAGATATAAGGTTTATAGGTATCACCATAGGCGATAAGGGTATATGAACATAGAAAAACAGGTAAATCCTAGGTTTGATAACTTTATATTTGACTGGGACTATAAAACTTATCTGTTGGTTGGTGGTTATGGTAGCAGTAAATCATATCACGTAGCCTTGAAAATTATACTGAAGTTACTGAGTGAGAAACGTAAGGCGTTGGTAGTCCGAGAAGTGTATGACACACATAGGGATAGTACTTTCTCACTATTCAAGGAAATACTTGAAGAGCTGGGTCTGCTGGCATTCAGTAGGTCAGAAGGTAAGCATAAGGTAGTGGCTAAGGAAAGCCCCTTTAAGCTAACATTTCCTAACGGTTCTGAGGTAATATTTAAGGGTATGGACAAGCCGGAGAAGCTCAAGTCCATGAACGGTGTTACAATCGTCTGGTTAGAAGAGTGTAGCGAAATTAAGTACGCCGGTTATAAGGAGTTACTGGGACGACTCAGACACCCATACCTGAGTCTACATTTTATCCTGAGTACAAACCCAGTAGGTACAGAAAACTGGGTATTCACTCACTTCTTTAAATATGTAGATGAAGAAGGAGAAGAGCACATCAAACTTGATGCTGAAAAGCTGTACAAGCGTAAGACCATCGTAAAAGATGGGGTATATTACCACCACAGTACAGCTGATGACAACTACTTCCTACCACAGTCATACATTGAACAGCTCGACGATATGAAGGAGTACGATAAGGACTTATGGCGTATCGCCAGACAGGGCCGTTTCGGTGTCAATGGCTTATTGGTACTGCCTCAGCTGGAAGTTGTAGACAGTGCAGAGGTTATGAAGGCTGTGAACACTATATCTCCACGGTTTAAAACAATTGGTTTTGACTTCGGTTTTGAGACATCGTATAACGCTGTGGTTAAGATGGCTGTGGATGATAAAAATAAATGGCTGTATGTCTATGCCGAGTTCTATAAGAACAAGATGACTGACGACAGGACAGCTAAAGCATTGGTTAAGTGGGATAGTCACATCAAGGAAGAAATGATTATTGCAGACTGTGAAGACCCCAAGGCCATACAGTACTACTTTCAGGAAGGATTCAAGATAAGGGGCTGTAAGAAATTCCCCGGTTCAAGGCTGGCTAACACTAAGAAGTGTAAGAGATTTAAACGGATAATCATAAGCAGTGACTGTCCAAATACCATAAGAGAGCTTAAGACCTTGACTTATAAGAAGGATACAAACGGTCAATATATCTTTGATGAATTTAATATAGACCCTCACACATTTTCTGCTATGTGGTATGGCCTTGACGGTTATACTGTAGCAGACATTAAGCAACGTAAACGTAACAGCAAACGTGGGGGTTAGAAAGGGGGTATGGTATTGTCACTACAGGAAATTGTAGGGTTGCTGGTGGCTTTTTGCACACTGCTAGGTTTTATGGGTAAGCTGATAACAACGCTCAGCGCTCTAAACTACACTATACGTAGCACAAATGAAGCTCTTGCTACCGTTCAGCAGGACTCTGAAAAGCGTTATGCACATAACTCAGAGTCACACAAAAAGTTGTGGGAGCATAACAACGAACAAGACAGTGCTATTAAAGATCACGAAATACGGCTTACATTGATTGAAGAAAAGAATGATATGGCTGTAGGAAGGAGAGTAAAAGATGGAGAGACTTAAGATATCTCACTCAGTAATTGCCAGAACTGTGGTTCTGGTATTTGCCTTAACAAATCAGGTGTTTACAATGTCAGGCTGGAATCCATTACCATTTTCTGAGGAAGATGTGTATACCGGCTGCACGCTGCTGCTGACTGTATGTGCATCACTGATAGCATGGTGGCATGATAACCCTGTGACACAGGGGGCACTGCATAAGGCAGAAAATAATAAACGTCTGAGAATTGAGGACGAGCAGAGAAAACAGGCTTGTAAGGAGGTATAAGGATGGGAAGAGATATCACACAGTGCCACCCACGGCTACAGGCAGCTGCTACAAAGTTGATAGCTGAATGTGCGAAGCGTGGTATTGCAATTAAGATTGGTGAGTGTTACCGTACTGTGGCAGAGCAGGATGCTTTATATGCACAGGGACGCACGAAGCCCGGAAACATCGTGACGAATGCCAAAGGAAGCAGTTACAGCTCACAGCATCAGTGGGGGATTGCCTTTGACTTCTACTTAAAAATGGATGTGGATGGAGATGGCAGCGTGTCAGATGACGCATTTAATGACAGCAAAGGTCACTTCAAAAAGGTGGCAGCGATCGCAAAAGACTTAGGGCTTGCTTGGGGAGGAGACTGGAAGAGCCTTGAGGACAAGCCTCACCTGTATCTGCCGGACTGGGGGAGCGGTACTAATATCCTTAAGAAACAGTATGGAAACCCTGAGACATTCCGTAGAACGTGGACAGGTGTAAATTCAGGCCCTATGAAGCCTACACCCAGACCAAACCCTATCATTAAGGATGGACAGATACACGTCAACAACTTTGTAGGGGCTGGCATTCCTGTAGATGGTTATGACGGGCTTAAGACACGCAAGGCTGCTGTCATGGCTTTACAGTCTGGTCTTATCTGGGATTATCATGTAGACATGGTACTATCAGGGGTATGGAGCTCAACATGGGATTCACTGCTTAGAGGTAAGACAGTAAAACAGGGCAGCAAAGGAATGATGGTTACAGCCACGGAGATTCTGCTCATGCTGAAAGGGTACAATCCTATGGGGGTTGAGTGCCCCGGTATCTGTGCAGACGGGCTTACTAATACCATCATGAGGTACCAGAAGGAACACGGCCTCGCTGTAGATGGTATTGCTGGCTACAATACCCTCAAGTCACTGATTGGTTAGGGGGTGCAGTATGAAAGACGTTAAGCAGGTAAACACAAAAGCCGATGAAGAAGTAGTAGTAACCATGAACTTAAAGCGGAGCAGCTTCCTTGTGAAAAACTTCACAGGTAAAGAAATTCAGGTGTACTTAGGTGATAACCCTAACTACAGTCTGATTGGCCCAAACTCATGGGAAAGGCTGTTCAATAATGTGGATGACAAGGTATCTTCTTCCGCTGCTGCCACAAACAAAGTAAGAATCGTAGCAAAAGAGGTAGGCGTGGTAGAAGTTGCCAGCATTGACTATTAAGGGGGTGACACAATGAACACTGAGCCTATATACGGACGGCTCGACATGACTTATCTGTTGCATGAAAAATTCTACGGCAGTCTGGGTATAAAGATACCCTTTGTAGAGCGTGAGGCTCAGGGTGAACCCCCTTTGCTTATCACAGATGCAGCAGACAATAAAGAGCTTTTATCTTTTATTGTGTATGGTAAATCCACCCAGTCAGGAACACCTTCACCAGAAACGCCAGTTGAGATTGTATCGGCAGGGCAGAGTGGACAGATTAAGATAGATGTGTTAGGTGGGAATTTACTTGATTTAAGTAAAGGAAGATCTGGAACAGGAGAAGGAGTCACTTATACTAAGAATCCGGATGGGAGTTATAGAAGAACCGGAACAGCAACCGGAGCAAACGCCAATGTTTGGTTTTTAGGTGGATATGCTTTGGACCTGAATACCCCGGAAAATGTGTTATTTACACTTAAGCAAGGAACATATACTGTAAAAGATTGCGTATTGTTTTCTAACAAAGAAGGTTTAAAAAACACTTTTACTATTGATTCCGATTTTAAAGTAACTGGTGTTAGAAATTCCGCTCAAGTAGTAGGACAAACATACAACGATGTAATTTACCCTATGCTTAATGTAGGTTCATCTGCTCTTCCTTTTGAGTCTTATAAACAGCCTCAGACCATTATCCTCACAACTCCAAATGGTCTATCTGGAATCCCAGTATCTGGTGATGACTATACCTACATAGACAGCACAGGCCAGAAATGGATAGCAGATACTATTGAGTACAGGAAAGATGGTAAATGCGTAAGGGTACAGAGAATTGCAAAAGAAACAATCGTCGGTGGCTTTAATATTGTTCAAAGACCAGATGCATCAGGAAGATATTATAACAGTAAAAACATATTGAAAAACATGTACAAAAGCGGCAGTTCAAAATCTATGTGCAATATAGCTACGTGGCGTTCTTGGAGCAAAGAAGATGGTGATGTTAAAACTAACAACTGGTTCGCTTTAGTAGATAGAAATATGTATTTTACTCCAAAGGGAAACATGGCTGACTGGAATGCAGAAAAAGTAAATAATCTACTTAACGGCATTCCAAGTGGCGTTACAGTGTTGGGCCAGCTTTTAAACTATATTGAAACTCCGCTCACGCCAGAAGAAATTGCAGCATTCAAGGCACTGCATACGAATGAACCTGCTACAACGATTATAAATAATGCAGGCGCATGGACAAGGATAGGGTACTATGGAAAGTAAGGAGGTGATAGAGTGGAAGTAAAAGATGTAATAATTACGCAGGATTTTGTGGACGCTGTAGAGGCACAGATAGACATTCCTTATGGTGTGCTTGACGGGGATATTACAAGTTCAGCTAAATCAGCGTTCTTTAATGAGCTTAATGAGATAAAAACGTATTACTCCATATACAAACAAGGTACTACATTTATGACTGAGGGCTCAAACAGTGACTACGTACCATCACAGGTAAGGTACAAAAAGGCTAAAAGCCTGATTGACAAGGAAGCCCGGTTCATGTTTTCTAGGGCTATGGATATAGCAGTCAATCAGAACGCTGTGGGCGATACTCAGGCCGAACAGACAAATAGCACAATATTGAATGATTTTGTGCAGGCTGTACTTAAGAAAAACTTCTTTAACCGTAACCTAACACGAGCAGGAAAAGACTGCTTTATCGGTAAACGTGTGGCTTGTGTGCTGAACTTTAGCCCTGACACAGGAATAGAGGTGGCTTTTGTAGGCCCCACGGAATTCTACTACGAATTTGATGGGAACGATGTCCTGTCTAAGCTGATCGTATTCTTTACGGCGGTAGAGTCTACAAACAAAGCAGAGCAGCGCATACGTAAAAAAGTGTACTGGGTGGAGAATGGCTTTTGTCATGTGTCAGAAACGATGTATGATGGTGCAGGCCGGGAGCTTGAGGTATTGTCGCAGGACATAAAGACCTTGTTCAATTATATTCCAGCCGTGATTATCTTTAATGATGGTCTATCTAATGATATACATGGAGAGTCAGAGATTGCAGCCGTTATGGAGTATGAGCAGACATACAGTAAACTGGCTAATGCAGACATAGACAGTGAGCGTAAAGGTATGAACTGCATACGGTACATTATTGACGGTTCACCAGAATCTACTGCGAACCTTTCTTCAGCTCCCGGAGCCTTATGGGATATTCAGTCTGACCAGAACGGAGCAAGTGATAAGACAGCTACCATAGGTACACTGGAGCCTAGCATGAGCTATTCTGCACCGCTGAAAACTACCTTAGACCGTATTGATAACGTAATGCACGCTCAGCTAGAGATTCCTAACGTAAACAGCGAGCAGTTACAGGGTGTTATCACGTCAGGGAAAACCCTTAAGGCCTTGTACTGGGGTCTGATAGTACGGTGTGACGAAAAGGCGTTGACATGGGGGCCTGCTATTGAGTTTGTAGTCCGCACCATCATTGAGGGGGCAAAGCTGTATCCAGAAGTGGTGCAGTATTACAGCAATAGCAATATACCGGACACAGAATATGAGGTTACCGTTATTAATAACTATGCCTTACCAGAAGATGAGGCTGAGGAAAAGACCCTCAATCTGGCTGAGGTGCAGGCTCAGACCATGAGCCGTAAGTATTACATGAAATACTGGCGTAAGCTGACAGACGATCAAGCAGATGCAGAGCTTGAACAGATTGCAAAAGAGAAGTCACTCCTTGAAGATTCTATGATGATGCCCCCTACAGATATGGTAGAAGAGGATGAGAGTGATATTGACTCTGATACACAGACAGACAGCCAGCCAAAAGAGCCCACCACACCAGACACATAAGGTACAAAGGGGGGGTAAACAATGCCGTATCTGGAGCTTAACCGAGCTGATTCTATACGACGTAGACTGACAGCTGAGCAGTATTCAAAAATACGCAAGCTGTATGAAAATGCTGCTAAACAGGCAGCCAAAAAAGCCGAAGGGCTTAAAGGCAGTGACAACATTTCAGCCACTTATAGGGTAGGGTACTTAATGGAGCTTAGAAGACAGCTTAATGCTGTCCTTGACGAGATTGAAAAGGAGCTGAACATAAGTATACCCAGTGCCATGCGTAAAGCAGCCTCAGCCGTAGCAGGTGAAACTGAGGGGTGGCTGGCTGAGATGGGGCTGTCTGTAGAGGGTGCATTTTCCAATGTGCCAGACGATATAGTAAAGAGCGTTATCACAGGGCAGGTGTATAAGAATGATTGGAACTTAAGCAGAGCCTTATGGAGGAATACCAAAAAAGCTCAAAGCGATATTGACACCATCATAGCCAATGGTATAGCTCAAAATCTAAGTAGCTATGACATAGCAAAAGACCTCGCAAAGTATGTAAACCCAAAAGCCAAAAAGGATTGGGAGTGGAGTAAAATTTACCCCGGTACTACAAAAAAGATAGAGTACAACGCTTTTAGACTGGCCTCCACGATGGTATCACACGCCTATCAGCAGTCCTTTGAAATGGTTAACGAGATGAACCCGTTTGTCACGGGTTACAAGTGGCTAATATCTAATTCCCACAGGGAAACCTGCGAGGTATGCCGGGAGCGTGCCAGCCAGAATAAATACGGGTTAGGAAAAGGGGTATATCCTAAAGGTAAGCTGCCCTTAGACCATCCTAACGGACTCTGTACCTTCGCTGTGGTGGTTCCAGACAATGATAAAATTGTGGATGACATAGCAGCATGGTACAAAGGGGCTAAGAATCCGAAACTTGATAGGTTCGCAGCCTCACTCAAAAAGTAACACCGGTAAACCGGACACGGCCTATTCTCTACCTGTCTGTTTAGGCCATGACAAAGGACAGGATTAAAACGTCACCAGACGCAAAATGGAGGAATAATATGAGAAAACATTTTACACAGAAAACAACATTACCGAAAATGAATTTACAGCTCTTCGCTGAAGGCACAGACGGAGGCAAGGACGGCTCCGGGGAAGGCGAGGGTACAAACTCCGAGGGTGAGGGAACAGAAGGGCAGGACGGTGGCTCTGAGGGCTCAGACGGGGGTGAAAAGACTTTCACTCAGTCCGATGTCAATGCCATGATGGCAAAAGAGAAGCGGTCTGGCAAAAGTTCTATCTTAAAACTGTTTGGTGTTTCTGATGAAAAAGCAGCCAAAACTGAGGCAGAAGCTTACAAAGCTTGGAAAGAGTCACAGAAGACAGACGAACAGAAGCAGACCGAAGTTAAGGCAGAACTGGAAAACAGCAAGGCAGAGGCTGAACGTAGAGCTCAGGCAGCTGAAAGTAAGCTTGCACTGCTTGAAGCCGGTGTAAACAAAGATAGCCTTGATGATGTGCTGGCTATTGCTATCGTTAAGGTGACAGAGGAAAAAGATCTCAACGCTGTCCTTGCCGACATGAAAAAAGAGCCTAGATACAACAGCTTTTTTGAGTCCTCTTCTCAAGGTAGTGGCGCCGGTAATGCTGGCACAGGCGGTAATGTTGGGCACAGAGGAAAAGGAGGTGCGGACAAAGGCGAGAACATTGGAGCACGCTTAGGTAAATGTGCAGAAAATAAGAAGAGTAGCTTTTTCAAGAATTAAGGAGGTAAGATATGTTAAATCAGAGTGGAATTAAGAAAGAAGTAGGAGCAGCTACGAAGACAATCCTAGTAGATTCCCAGAATCAGTTTGCAGTGTCCTGTAAGCTGGCTAACACAGGGGTTTCCGCTGGTGCAGATGGGCGCAAAATCATGAAGGCCGGTACACCGCTTGAGGGTGATTTAAAGGCCCGTGAGACAGCTTTTAAAATTGCTGTGGAGGATAAAAAAGCTTGCGGTATTCTGCTGCATGATGTAGATGTAACTGCTAACAATGCGAACGGAACCTGTCTGGTATTCGGTTTTGTAGATGAGTCTAAGCTTGACAGCAGCGTTGTCAGCCTGCTGGATGTAGATAATACAGACACTACAAAAGTGCGTGACACCCTTAAGCACATTACATTTTTAAAATAATCAATCACAGGAGGTAAAGATATGGCAACGATTTTTGAGTTAGTAACTTCAGCAGCTATCACAGCTTACTGGGAGGCTCAGTCCAATCAGAGAGCTCCGTACTTAGGAGATGAACTTTTCCCACCTGAGCAGAAGCTTGGCCTTGAGCTTAAGTGGATTAAAGGTTCCGCAGGTTTACCGGTAGTTCTTAAGCCGTCCGCTTTTGATGCAGAGGCTATGAAGAGAGACCGCATTGGTTTTGAAAAGCTGACCGCGCAGATGCCTTTCTTCAAAGAGTCTACCCTTATTGATGAGGAGCTTCGTCAGCAGTTAAACATGGTACTTGAAACCGGCAATCAGGCATACATTGATTCTGTTATGAAGCGTGTATTCGCTGATGAGGTTAGTCTGCTGGATGGTGCTGCTGCTCAGCGCGAGCGTATTAAGATGATGGCTCTGACTACCGGTGCTGTAAGTATTGCAGCCAATGGTCAGGCATATGACTATGACTACGGTATGCCGTCTGGGCACAAGATAACCGTTGGTAAATCCTGGAGTGACCCAACAGCTGATGTTATCACAGATATCCAGACGAACATGGATTTAATCGAGGATGATACAGGCGTAAGACCCACTAGAGCGGTATGCTCCCGTAAAACATGGGGCTACATCATGAAAAACAACGGTATCAGGAATATTCTCAATGGTAACAACAGTAACGCCCCGGTAACTGATACAAAGGTAAAACAGTATTTCATGGATGAGTTACAGCTGGAAGTTGTAATTTACACAAAGAAGTACAAGTCCGAAACAGGAGCTGCTACTCAGTATGTGGCTGACGATATTTTCGTTATGTTCCCATCTGGCGCATTAGGTACTGGCTGGTTCGGTACTACTCCAGAGCAGTCTGACCTGATGAGCGGTACAGCTGCTAACGTATCCATCACGGATGTGGGTGTAGCCGTAACTACAGTCAAGAAAACAGACCCGGTAAACGTGGACACAAAAGCTTCCATGATTTATCTGCCGTCCTTTGAGGCTGCTGATGAGGTTTCTATTCTGGATGTTATCACAGGCTAAGGAGGTTTGAACATGGCTTTGCTTAAGATTGTAAAAGATGGCAAGGCTCTAATCATCCCACAGGGGGCGTACAGAACACAGTACGCTCCTGCTGGCTGGGTGGTTGAAGAGCCAGACGGCCTCAAAAAGACGTCAAAAGACATTGAGGTAGGTAACACTGAGGCCCCGGACACAGAACAGCCAGAGGGCTCCGCAGACGATGCCACAGAGGGTGACTCAGATGAGCTCGATGACACTGATGAGGATGAAGACGATGACTACTATACCATGCTTGAGGAAACCCCGTTAAGCGAGCTCGACTTAGCAGACCTTAGAGCTTTAGCTGAGCACAGGGGTATTGATATTACCGGTATTACATCTGCTAAGAAAATCAGAGAGGCAATTCAGGCAGCAAGATAAGGAGGTATCCTATGACACCCTTAGAAGAACTTAAGCTTATCATAAGAGAAAAGGATTGCCCGTTTTTTGAAGACTCTGAGCTGGAATACTATCTTGGCAAGTATGACACCGTTGAAAAGACAGCGTATTACTGCCTGATTATGAAGGCTGAAGACACCACACTGTCAGTCAGTGGGTTAAGCTGTGGGGATACGTCATCGTATTTTCGTAGGCTTGCTCAGCGGTACAGGCCTAACAACTCCGGGATACTTAGGGGGGTGTAAGTATGAATGCAGCCTACCTTGAAAACCGTATAAGACGTCAGATTCTTTGTCATGGGTTTGAGTATACGTTCTTTAGACAGGGGGAAGACAAGTACCATCGGCCTACAGGTGAAGAAACTGTAGCCACCATAAAAGGAATTTACCACGAAGGAAACGGGTATATATCAGTCAGCAAGGCAGACTCCACTCTGGTACAGAGCAAGAAAACGCCTATGATTTTGGCCTTAATGGCTGATGCAAAACCTATAAAACAAGGTGATTATATTATGGTGGACAGCAAAAAGTATAAAGTGACCGGGGTTTTGGATGTGCAGAATTATGACGTGGTGGCAGACATATCCTTTGAGGTAGAGGTTTAGGAGGGTGCTATGAACTTTGACTTAGACAGCCTAATAGAGGGGTTGAGCCGGTTTGATGAAAAGGCTGATAAGGCGGTAAAAATGTTTGCGGAAACAGCCGCTGCCACGCTGGAGGCTGATGCAAAACAAAACAGGCCGTGGACAGACCGAACTGGTGATGCACGAAAACGCCTCAAAGGGTATATAGAATCGATCCCAAACGGGTATAAAATCATACTGGCTCACGGGGTTGACTACGGATTGTGGTTGGAAGTGGCTAACGATGGTATGTATGGTATAGTAAAGAAAACAATCCGCATGGAAGCTCCGTATATAATGCAGGACTTCTCCGGGCTTATGGAGAAAATGAAGTAAGGGGGTATAAAATGAACGTAATATGGCAGAAAATGTCTGATGAGCTGATAGCTGATGGAATAGACACATACCCCCCGGCTACACATAAAGGGGAAGTAAAGAACCCCTACTGTGTGGTAAAGGACGAAGGAGGGGTAAAGCTTGGCAGATTTTCCACCCAGCAGAGGTACTACTCCCTGTACTGTTACGTCCCCATGGACAGATATACAGACCTTCAGGGTTTTGTGGAAAAATGCAAGGCTGCTGTAGAAAGACTGGCACCCATGATAATGCCTACAGGGCAGGAAACGCCCAGCATATTAGACCCCACTTCAAGTTCCTATGTAATATCAGTAGAATACAGATGTCAGCTTAGAAATAAACTGTTATAAGGAGGTAAGACAATGTTAAAAAAAGGGCATGAAATACCCACTATTGATGTGACCTTAGTTACTATTAAGACTAAAGACGGCTCAAGAGAAATCGCCTTAGACACGGCGAACAAAATTGGCGTGGAAGTCCTTACTGAGGTGACTGAGGCTATTAAGCTTATCATTAAGCAGAAACTTAGGGCGCAGAAGGGTAAACAGACTACCATTACTGGACACGAAATTACCCTAACAGATAATGTCTTTATTCCCGAAGTAGCCAAGATTCTTCAGGGTGGTAAAATCACATGGGAAGGAACCGAGTATGAAAGTAATGTGACCGCATACGAACCGCCGGTAGCAGGCTCAGGTGAAAAGGGAGAGATTTTTGAGTTGTGTGCTTACTCAGCTATCTATAACGCAGCTGCTGAACTCACCGGGTATGAGAAAATTACCTACCCAAACTGTCAAGGACAGCCATTTGGGCTTAGCTCTGAGGACGATGTATTCCGTGTATCGGAGTATGTTATTACGTCTGCACCAAATACAGGGGAGGCACCATATAAGATTGATTATGTGAGCTCTCTTCCAGCAATATCTTAGGAGGTAAATCAACATGTATATGAATGAGAATACAAAGTTGCAGGTGACAAAGCTCGATGAGCTGAGAGGTTATGCTAGGGGGCAGCTGGTAGAGCTCCCCCCGTTTGCACAGGGGCAGCCCATGGTAGTGCGCCTTACAAGACCATCACTCCTTGTTATGGTTAAAGAGGGTAGGATTCCCAACAGTCTGCTTAAAACAGCCAATAAGCTCTTCATGAGTACTGGGGACTTCAACACCGAGGATAATAGCCTGCTCAATGATATGTACGGGGTAATGGAGGAAATCTGCAAGGCTTCCATGGTGGAACCTACTTATGACGAGGTTTTAAGCACAGGGCTAAGATTGACCGATGATCAGATGATGGCTATCTTCAATTACAGTCAGCAGGGGGTGAAGGCTCTTCAATCCTTTCGTAAAAAGTCCGGAAATACTGGCTCTGATAGGGCTGGCAAAGGAGTTTCAAAAAACCCCAGCAGAGCTGATAGGGGTAAGTGATGTATATGACGCTTACTGCTTTAACATGGCTTGTCTTTACATTATAAACATGATGAAGCAGGACATGAAGCCAGACTTCGGGGTATTTAAGCACGAAGGCAAAACGTATACTAGACCATCAGACCTGTACAAAACTTATGAAGGAGGTGGCACATGATAGATGTAGGCTCTGCCATAGGTTTTTTGGAACTTGACATATCAGGGTTCAAAGACGGGATTAAGGGTGCATTTGAGGACTTAAAGGAGTTTGGTGATAAGTCTAAAAGCCTTGAGGGCAGGATGTCTTCCCTTTCTAAGGGTTTTATGTCAGCTGGTTCCACCCTCACCACAAGTGTGACTCTTCCAATACTGGGTGTTGGTACAGCTGCCGGGGTAGCTGCTGATGAATTTCAAAGGGCTTCACAGTCCTTACAGGTGTCAGTAGGAGCTACTGATAAGGAAATGGAAAAGCTTGACGAGGTGCTTAAGGCAGTATACGAAAATAACTATGGTGAAGGGTTTGAGGATGTCGCTGATGCCCTGTCTGTGGTAAATCAGCAACTTGGTAACTTAAGCTCTGAAGAGATGCAAAACGTCACAGAATCAGCTTTTGCTTTTAGGGATGCTTTTGATGTAGATATTGCAGAGAGTGTGCGTACTGCAGATACTTTAATGAATAACTTTGGCACAACTTCAGAAGAAGCCTTTGATTTAATGACATGGGGAATGCAAAACGGCCTTAACTTCTCTGACGAGCTTATTGACTCTATCAATGAATACGGGCCACAGTTTAAAAAGTTCGGGTTTAGTGCTGAGGAAATGTTTCAGATATTTCAGCGGGGTGCCGAATCCGGTGCATGGAATCTTGACAAAGTCGGTGACGCTATGAAAGAGCTGTCAATCCGTGTTATAGATGGTAGTGACACTACCATAGCCGGGTTTGAAGCCATAGGACTCAATGCCGATGAAATGGCAGCCAAGTTTGCTCAAGGTGGTGAAAGTGCCAAAGAAGCTTTTTATGAAGTTATGTCTGGGCTAAGCGAGATGAAAGACCCATTGGCACAGAATGTTGCCGGGGTTAACCTGTTCGGCACCATGTGGGAGGACTTAGGCCCGGACGTAGTCACTCAGCTGGGGGACATAAAGGGTGCCACGTTAGACGTGTCTGGAGCTATTGAACAGCTTAAGACTGACAACTATCAAGACTTAGGAGCCCAGCTCGAAACCTTCCGCAGGTTTTTATCTTTACTGGGCACTGATATAGGTGAGTCGTTTATGCCGTACGCTGTTCAGTTTGTACAGTGGCTAATCAATGTAGTGAACTGGTTCAGAAACCTGCTCCCATCAGTGCAGAACGTCCTTGTTGTTATTGCTTTACTCACTGCTGCCATAGGCCCTGTGCTTATTGTCTTAGGACAGCTAGCAGGTGCATTCATTAAAATACATCAGTTCATAGGTCTGGCTTCTGGTGCTATCAGTGCCTTGGGCCCGGTATTCACAGCTTTGACAGGGCCAATAGGTATTGCGATTGCTGCTATTGCGGGTATGTTCTTAGCTTACCAGACCAACCTATTCGGTATCAGGGACTTAGTGAATAATGTCTTATCATTCATCACTGGACTGTGGGAGAGTAACTTCCTTAATATCCAAGATTATTTCTCACTGTTTTGGAATAGTATAATCACAATATTAAATGCAAGTATAGTAATATTCAAAGAGATTGTTTCTGTGTTTATGGCTGTATTAACAGGTGACTGGCAAGCAGCTTGGGATGGTATAAAGAATATATTCTCGATAATTTGGGACACTATAATTCAGTTACTTAAGAACTTCATTGAGAGTATTATAATTTTTATAACCAATACAGGCCCAAGAATGTTGCAAGCAGCAAGAGACCTGTTTAATAAAGCAAAAGACGGATTTACAGAAGTATGGAATCAAATTATAGAATGGTTTAGCCAAGTTGTAAATGACCCAGTAGGAACAGTATTAGGGATAGGGCAGGCAATGTTTAATGCAGGTAAAAATATATTCAATATGCTGTGGGACGGTATGAAAAATATATGGGAAAGCATTACAAGCTGGATAGACGATTCTATAGATTGGATTGAAGATAAAGTTAAGTTTTGGAAAAAAGAAGCCAAAAAGGTAAAAGCTGCAAAGAGAGCTGCGGAAGATGATGACGATGAACCAGACGGCAGTCATCGTAATGGTCTGGACTATGTTCCGTATGATGGGTACCGGGCTGAGTTGCATAAAGGTGAGAGGGTTCTTACAGCTGAAGAGGCTAAGAACTATAACCGTGGTGGAAATATTTATAACTTCTACAGCCCAAAAGCTCTTTCAGAGAAAGAAGCAGCAAGAGAGATGAAACGGGCAGAACGTGAGCTGGCCTTGGGATTTTAATGAGGGGGTGAGAAGATGGTAGAGTCACTTAAGTTCATAAACCTGAACACGGGTAAAGAAATTATAATGGATGGTGATAGGGCAGATTATCTTATTGACACAGACAATGGTTCTATTGACTGGGGGGAGGTACAGGCTAAGCACAATACTTTTAACTTCCCAACCCAAATAGGCTCATATATCTCATCCTCCTCACTTGAGGACAGAGAAATTAGCTTTTTTGGGTATGTTCTTGGCACAACAACTCAGGATTTACGAAGAAAAAAGAAAGTGCTTAGTGCATTTTTCAACCCCCTACATGACATAGAAATACAAGCAGAAGGATATAGTCTTTTTGGTAAAGCACAGGCTAGTGTAGTATACGGGAATGAGTACCCAGAAAATAACACGGCCTTCTGTAAATTCATGATATCACTGCTTTGTAACCGGCCTTTGTGGCAGACTTCCAGACCCTTAAGCGTAAATATAGCTATTCTTCAACCGAATTGGAAATTCCCGTGGGTAATGGTAAATCAGAAAGGAAAGGGTACAATCTTTGGCAAAAGAAAAAGAGCTCTTTTACAGCAGCTCACAAACAGTGGGGCTATACCTGTGGGAGCTGAAGTTACGATTCACGCACTAGGTGTTGTGAATAACCCTGAGCTGAAAATTGTAGAAACGCAGGAGTTTATTCACATAAACAAGACCCTAAGTGAAGGTGAGGATATCATGATAAGTACAGTCGATGGCGAGCGGTATATCCGTGGTCGTAAGGATGAAAACAGCCCGTGGGAGTCCTACCTTGAATACCTAGACCTCGATAGCTCATGGCTTCAGCTACCGGTAGGTACAGTTACCCTAGGCTTTTCCACTTATGAGAGTAAAGGGGTGCAAGACGATACATATAAGAATATGAATATAAATCTGGTGTTCCACGAAAAGATATTCAATCTGGAGGGTGAGTAAATGGGGATGAGGCTGGAAGTTATAGACCACGAGTTCAAGCGACACGGAGTTATAAATAAATACAGCATGGTTCAGTACACCTCTAAGTACAATGATGTAGGCTCATTCCAGCTGTCCTGTGCTTTGAATGCAGGTAATATAGACCTCATCAGGGAGGACAGAATACTGTGGATAGAGGATAAATGCGCCGGTATCATTCAGTATATTAGCAAATCGTCTGACTCCGAAATTACTGTCAAAGGTTACCTGCTGTCCGGTATGGCGAAATGGAGGGTAGTGCCAGCAACGTATGAGGTGTACAAGGATATTCCGGAGATATATCGTGACCTCGTTACCGCTGGCATGATAATCGGTGACAGAGCCATACCGGGGGTAACCTACCTAAGTTCAGTTCTTAGTAGTGAAAAGATACGGTTCCAATCTACAGGTAGCCAGCTTGCGGACACTTTCAAAACCTTGGGAGAAACCTATGATTATGGGTTTGACATTTTTCTTAACATGAAAGAAAAGTCCTTTGATTTTACCCTATACAGAGGAAAAGACCATACTGTAGGTAACAAAAGCGGAAATAAGCCAGTTATTTTCGGTACAGACTTCAACAATATTCTGTCAGGCTCTTATGTTGGTAACACTCAAGAATACCGAAATTTTGCTTATGTAGCTGGTGAAGGTGAAGGAGCAGATCGTGTAATGGTTGAAGTAAACTCACAGAAGCCTCAAACCGGGTACTTTAGACGTGAGGCCTATGTAGATGCTAGGGACTTACAGAAAAACGGCTCAGGACAGGTATTAACAGATGCAGAGTATAAGGAGCTTCTTCAGCAGCGTGGGCTGTCCAGCCTGTCAGAATACAGAAAGGTAGAGAGTTACGAGGCAGAACTTAGGACTGACAAAGATTCTGCATTCAAGTACGGAGTTGATTATGGCCTTGGTGACACTGTAAGCATTATTGACAAAACTTTAGGAGTCATTATACCGGCAAAAGTGACAGCAGTGACCGTAACTTTTGCGGACGATGGGTACACGATAGAGCCCACCTTCGGTTTTGGGCTTCCAACACTTTATGAAAAGCTTAAGAAAGGGGTGCTTTAATGGAAACAAGTGGATTTTTTAATGCTGAGGAACAGGTTGATGGTTCTTATGATAGAGAATACTTTGCTCAGCAGTTTGCATATTATTTTGCCTTATTCATTGGCAATGGTGTGTTCTTTCCAGATGCAGGTAAGCTTCAGGTAGTACAGAACTCAGCACAAAACATGAGTGTTGATATTTCAATTGGTAACGCTTTTGTTAATGGATACTGGTATGACAATAGTACACCTCTGAACGTAAAGTTAGAGAATGCCAGTCCAAGTTTGAACAGGGTGGACAGTATTGTGCTTGAGTGGAATATCACCACTAGAGATATTAAAGCAAAAGTTGTAAAAGGAACAGAAGCCGGTGATGCTCAAATTCCAGTACTGCAAAGGGGTGACAGTGTATTCCAGTTACGTTTAGCGCATATTAATGTAGCACAGGGTATTACAGGAATCACAAATGCACAAATAGTTGATGACAGGTTAGATAAAGATGTCTGTGGCATAGTAACAGGAGTTGTAGAGCAGGTTGATACCACTACATTATATCAACAGTTCGTAAGTTGGTATGAGCAGTTCACGAAGAAAGCTGGTGCGGATTTAGACCAATGGACAAAACAAGAACAGCAGGACTTTGAATCTTGGAGAACCGCAAACGAAGCAACGTTCAATAAATGGTTCCAAGATATAAATGCTAAGTTAGGTACAGAGCCAGCTACAAATCTTCAGAAACAGATTGATGGTATGAACAATATGGTAGAGGTTGAGCTTACGCTTGAGGGCTGGATAGGTGATTCAGCACCATGGAGCCAGAGAGTAGCGGTTCCAAACTTGAAAGAAACGGACAGCATAAGCCTTGCACCTGCTATTGATAAAGATACCGGGATTGATAAAACAAAGCTGCTCAAAAAGCTTACAGGCATGATTGATGCAGGTGAAACGGAGGATGGATTTGCTACTTTCTACTGCAATATAAAAAAGCCTACTGAAACTTTTAAGATTCGTCTTAAGGGCGTGACAAAGGGGGTATAGGATATGTCTAAAATATGGATTCCCGGAGGCGGAGGCGGTGTTGATTTAGATGTGACTACAGCACAAGCCGGTGACATACTGGCCGGTAAAGTTATTGTAGGCCCAGATGGTGAACCGTTAACAGGTACGATGCCAAACAGGGGAGCGGTGAGTCAGGTACTACCTATCAATGGTAACTATACGATCCCGGCTGGATATCATAACGGTTCCGGAAGAGTAACACAGAGCATTCCAGTTCAGGGTGGTAGCACAACTACACCGGGGACAGCTAATAAGACGATAGTTGCAGCTAACAGATACGTGAACGGTAATATTATAGTAGCTGGAGACCCAAACTTGCAAGCTGGTAATATAAAAAAGGGAGCTAGAATATTCGGAGTAACTGGAACTTTTGAAGGATTAGTTACAAGCCCGTATTATTTATGGAGAAGAGGCAGTTTTCAAAATGGCCAGAGCATGTCTTTCGGCAATAAAGATAGTATCACAGGAGCGGCATTATATATATATAGCGGTAGTTACTTTAATAATTTTGTAGATTTAACGAATCATAGATATCTTAAGACGGTGGTAAAGGGGGCATCCAGAGGAGGTGACGCAAGTATACTTGTACAAAACCCATCTAACGGCAATACAGTAGCTACATTAAAAGTTTATGCAGGTACTGTGAACGAAATAACAGGATATCTTGATATATCAAGTCTTAGAGGACAATATAAAATATTCCTTAACGGTGGTGTACGGGGCAGCACAGCAGAAGCAGTTAATTACTATGAAGTATTTTTGGCAAATGAATAAAAAGAGGTGATATAAAATGAAAATATATACAGATGAACAATACCATATTGTAGCAGTAAAAAAGAATGATACAGGGTTACAGCTTACAGAACATGATGTACCAGATGATTACTTTAATGGATGGTGTGATACTGTCATTAAAGGATATTGCTATCAGGTAAACGATGATTCAATAGCTACATACCCATACAAAGATTTTGACTTGCTTATGTCAATTCAGCAGATGTATGAGGAAAAAGAAAAGCAGGTAACAGAACTTCAAATGGCCTTAGCACAGGTCTATGAAGCTGCTATAAATACCAAATAAAGGAGGACAAATCAATGATGAAAGCAATGTTATCCCAGCCGATGGCTGGAAAAACGGATGAGGAAATTATCGCAACCAGAGAAAAGGCAATCAAGGCGCTGGAGGCGCGGGGATACGAGATCGTGAATACCCTGTTTACAGATGAGTGGTACAACCGTGAAAACATGGAGAAACGCGGCGTGGTGCAGATCCCGCTTTGCTTCCTTGCAAAGTCACTGGAAAATATGTCTCTGTGCCATGCGGTGTATTTTTGTAAAGGCTGGGAGCAGGCAAGAGGATGCCGCCTTGAGCATGATGCGGCGATTGCATATGGTTTAGATGTAATTTATGAAGAGTAAAGGAGGTGAAAACATGGATGTAATTTATGCACAGCTTATTATTAAGGGCTTAAAGAAAATTACTGATGTGCCTGAGATTATCAGACCGGACGTAAAGAAAGTCCTTACAGCTTTAGGTTATCCAGAGTTAGCACAGGAGTAAAGAAAGGAGAAAATGATATGGGAAAGAGTAAAACAGGATGTAAGGTACACAAAAACAAGTCGGTAAATGAGGTACATAATAGTAAGCCTAACACACAATGTACATGTGACGTAGGAGAGACAGGCCCAGTCACAACAGGCGGAAATGTACCAACAGGCCCAGCACTGGAAGGTAAGGGCAATACTCCAGTAGGGCCGGGTCTTGAAGGACTTGGTAACACGCCCGTAGGTCCAGGTTTAGAGGGTAAGGGCAATACACCTGTAGGCCCAGGAAAATAAGCCCATTAAACGGCCTTCTGGTTATCCAGAGGGCCTTTTTTAAAAGGAGGTGTTTGTATGAGGACATTTAAGGTTGAACTTGATACAGCTTATGCAGATAAAGCAATAAAAGAAACGGGTCTTTTACAAGGTAACCAGAACTTTGCTTTTGAGTTTAGGCTTGCTGAGCGTGGTGAACCCATTACCATTGACAATATGAAAAAGCCGAAGCTCATTTTTAACTTTGAAAATGGTGTAGAATCGTTTACTGTAGATGAGTCTTCTCCAGACTATCCAGTAACAGTGGCTGGTAATGTAGTAAAAGTAGCAGCTAGTAAATATTTGTCGATGGGTTATGGAAGAGTTAAGTTAATGATTAAGATTGACGATTATTACACGTACAGCTGCGTTTACTATGTTGACAGAAACGAAAACTTTACAGCTCCACCTGTAGCTCAGAGTGATGCTGGTGATTTTGCACTTAAAGACTTTAAGAATGTATCAAATGATGTATTCAGACAGAAATATAAGGAAGCTGTTAAAGAACCTATGTCTGATGCGGATTTTCTGACTCAGGCGAAAAAGAACGGACTGGCAGAAAACGACCTTGCAGATGTAGACCTTCAAAAGCTGTATGACAAAGGAATTGATTCAGGCTTAATGTCAAAAGACGGTTCAAACTTTTCTCCGTCTGATTTTGACAGAGAGCTTAAAGCAAATGCAGCTTTTAGGGCTTTACAGAATGCAGACCACCCAGCCATAAGCGGTAAAACAGACGAAGAAATCAAAAAACTGTTCTACGCTAACAGATATGAAGTTCAAGCAGCTATTGACTTATCACAACCACCATACAAAGATGCTACAACACTATATTTAGCATTTCAGCTCACAAGTGATGGGCAAAAGATAACCCAGATTCTTCCACTTCATAGTGATGGTAAAATCATTATGGTGGAGTTGATATTCTCAACAGGGGTATCATCAGGCTCCCTAGAGATAGATGCAGCTTCAGGGGAAAGCATAGAGGGTGTTGTTTTGGCTGGTTCGATGACATTCACAAAACCGGGGTATTTAGGTTACTTCCTTCCGTTTAAAAATGAATCAGGTTATGATTTTATATCACACCATGAAACGCATGATTATTCGATGCAGTTTATGGATGGTCTGAAAAATGAATGGTTTACTTCTCAGAACATTCAATCTATGGATAGAACTGTTAGAATTGCTAAGCTAGGCGAAAACGCAGATTTTTCTGTAGAGGGTGTAAAAGGGCATGACGGTATTCTTGCTTTTGTTGGAAATGATCAGTTATACAATACAAAATATGACAAAGCAAAGATTTACTTTGGTGATGTCAGAGTTCAGGGTGGAGCTTTTGTTTACCAGAATTTGCAGAATAAATCGTTTGTGATTCAGGATATTAATATGCAGGATGATTCAAACATGAGCGAAGGCACAACGTTCCTTGTGGCTTTATCTTATGTTCCGTCAGCCTATGAATTAGCACCATTAACTCAGGACGGTAAAATTATGCTGGAGCTTGTGGACAATAATGAATCGCCTATTCTGGATATAAATGGCAATCCAATGGGGGTTGAAGTCGAGTACAAAACTGATGACGTGCAGAGAAAAGAGCTGTATGTTGGAGAGTGCAGAGTAAAAGACTATACAGAAGTTCACTTAAAGCTTAAAACTACGTTTGCAAATGAGGAAATTTTAAGCGTTGGTGCTGATACCTGTATTATGCTACAAGCCATAAGTAAAAAAGAATCAGCAGGTATGGCTTTACTTGCTTTTATGGCTTTTACAGGATACAGAATTGGATTTGACAACATTTACTACGGTACAAATTCCCTGAATTTAGCCCAGTATCTTACTTTTGATATGGTTGAGCAAGAAGTAGCACCTACTACAATGTATTTAGGGGATGATACTTACTTTGACTTTAAGACAAAGGTAAAAGCAGCTATTCAGAACTATCAGCTGATTATCAAAGACAACGGAACTGATTTACCTGTGTTTTCAATCGTGAAACGGTATAGCAAGTTTGCAACTCACTACATAGGTGGGAAGGAGTATAATACCACGGTTAAAATCACAGACAAAAATAATGCCTTTCAGATAAATCTGATGAAATATACAGGAATACAAAACCCTGCACCGTTACCGTCTGTTCAGAGCTATGATGATGGTTCACCAGTGTTCCCTGCTGATTGGGAGGTGGTAGACTCGTTATTCATTTCAGAAGATGCTGTATCTGGGATTCATACTGCTATGAAAAAATTTAACCTGCCATCTGATGGTAAAGAATTAGCCATAGTTCTTTATCCAGTATCTTCTCAGATTCCAACCACGCTTAAATTGAATGACTTTGAGGGTGATATTGTTCCGGGGTTTAACAAACTGGTTATAACTACAAACAGTCACATCAAGGAGCAATATCTGGAATTTAGTAAGGAGTATTACAAAGCCAGAGTAGATACTCCAAAGGGTGATGCAAGTTACCGATATACGGTCAACGATTCATCTACGAAAATTCCAGCAGGAGTTATTACAGGTGGTGATGGAAAAATAGTAAATGATAATAGTTGGTCTGATGCAGGCTCCAGTGACCCACTGAAAGTGCAAGGCGACTTTAAATTCCTTGTAGATGGTAATGTTAATATGGAATATCAGGCTCAGATTTTTAATGAGACAGGAACTATTAACAATGTTGAAATATGGCTTGCAAAAGTAGGCCCTGGCCCAGACATGCTGACAGAGGTATCTAGCAGTAAGCTTTCTACTACGATTGAAGCCAACAGAATGAAGCCCAAAAAGATTTACTCAAAATCGTTTAGCTTCTCTGCAAAAGCCAATGAAACTTACAGAGTTCTGGCTAAATCAAACGTAGCGGACGGATTCTATTTACAGAGTGGTACAGACGGCGTTCCGCTGTTTGCAGCATCTATTGTGTTTGATGAAACTAATGGACGCCCGGCAGCTATGGACAATGCTCCTGTGATTCAAGTTATGGAAGATGGTAAACCCATAGCTGGTAAGACAATTCAGATTGATTCAAAAACTGGTGCTATCACAGTAAAATAACCAATAAAAATAAGCCTCATTACGAGGCTTATTTTTATTTCCATATTTCAATATAATCTTCTAAGCTAAGTAAGGTAAGCTTATCACTCATAAGACTTTTGCTGTAGGCTTTGTATGCTCTTCTGTAGTGCGCTACTGAGATACCATATCTATCAGCCTGACTCTTGTCGTACTCAAACCTTACCCTTTCTACCATTTTAACTTTTTCGTTATTCTCGTGCCACTTTTCACAAGCCTCGTCAAATTTATCCTCAGTGGTGACAAATCTTACACTGTATCCATTGGCTCTTAAGTCCTGCTCAAAAGCCTTTTTGGTTGGGTACTCCTTTCTAATAATCTCGTGAATTTTTGTTCCTTTTAATCTTACAGATGCGATATATTCCATGGTGTTTTCCTCCTTAACACTTTACTATCTTGCTGATAGCATTATTATATCACATCTTATGGTAAAAGTCAAGCACTTTTTTAAGATTTTATCAAATTATATGAGAGACACAACAATAACTGATACGCACAAGTACCACGGTATCATTTCTCTAATCATTTTACTTACCTCCCCCTACTTTTCATAATATAGCATTGGACTGCCGTTGCGGTTTACTAGCATTGTGAACGTACCATAGTTATTTCGTGAATTGCTGACTACATACATTACTTTGTTTTCTTTGTGGTATACTATCATGTAGTATGAAGATCTTTCTACAATTTCAAACGATCCCTCAGCAGGGCTGACGTACGTATTCTTACTTTCTTTTGGTTCTGCCACAGACTTTTCACTTTCATAGCAGCCGCTTATTACTGCTGCCGAGACTATTAGTGCAAAGATGATTTTTATCGGTTTTTTATTCAATTACTGATCCTCCTTACATAGGTCTATCATTAGTCCATAATGGTCTTCTAAATCCCTTACAATAGCAACCCAAACTGAAAGGCTGTCTGTTCAGTTTGGGTTTCTATTTTCTGCTAACTTTTTGCCATCTCGTCATATGTCAGCATTTTCATATTGCTACCTCCTTAACCCTTTTCTGTCAATGTAGTTTTCAACCGCAAATAAATAGGTCACAATCTCGTGGGAATCTTCTTTTCTGATGGTTACACCAGACTGTGAGTATGATGTAAACCGTTTACGAGCAACTGGAATGCTGTCACCATGCCCCAAACTACCTACCCACGTGGCTGCAAATTTGCCCGTCAGAGCCGTCAAAACAGGCCCACCTACCACAATTACCACCTGAAGAATCTCAGAGGAATTTTGCGTACGAAAAACGAGCCACAGCCATACATATGCAAGCACTACCCTCAGCAAGCCGGGTAAAAAATGCAGGTTTATCCACAAAAAAGTGATGACCTCTGACTTAATCTCAATAAATACACGCTTTAGCACTTCCATTTTCCTATTCCCCTTTCCATAACATAATCTACAATATCCTGTTTATTTACAAGCGCCTCCATCATAAGCTCATCCATGCTGACGCCTTTATCAAGCTGCCCTATGATGTGGTAATATACTACAGGTCTGGTTTGTCCTGGTCTATGTATCCGCTTACGTGACTGAAGATACAGGCTGAGTTTTCGTGTCAGGCTGTAGTAAATGCAATATCTGGCTCTTGTCAGGTCTATGGACTCGGAGCCTGAACTGTACTGAACCCCTAAAACCGTGGCCTTACTGGCCTTCCACTCCTTAAGGGTGTCCTCTGTTCCACTTACCTCAGAATAGCCTAGCTTCATTTCCCTGCACAAGTTCCTAATCACTTTTAAGTCCTTACGGTAATTAGCAAACACTACCACAGGTTCATGTTTTGGCAGGCCTTCCAGTAAGTCCTTTAAGGCTTCAACCCTTTCACGGTGCAAATTTATGACAGTTCTTTTGCAGTCTGGGCTATCTTGATATTTTGGCTCAGCTACAGCAAAACCAGAAGTCATCTGTTGTAACTTTAATACCATAGTCAACGCACAGTCCGTTTCAATATACTTTCCGTTCAGACATATAACCCCTTCGTCCTGTAGCTTTTTATACACCCTTTGACAGGGTTTTGGTAGCTTAAAGTGATAGGTTATATCGGTCTGCTCTGGTAGTTCCACTGATGATTCTACATAAAATGCACAACTGAACATTTTGTCATGCAGTTCGTCTAAGTGTATGTAGGGTTGCTTTTTATCAAGTACCGGGAAACCGCAGGCAGCTGTAGCCTGTGCGTTAAGGTTTTGGTACCGGGCTTTAAAATTGCCAAAGTTTGTGCCGAATATAGATGGGTCTAAAAATCTGTATTGAGCGTATACGTCCATGGGGTTTTCTGCCAGCGGTGTACCTGTGACAAGGTATCGGCACGATGCTCTTTTGCCAAGCTTTGTAAGGTATAAGCTGCATTTACTTGACGGCGTTTTGATACGGTGACTTTCATCACATACAATGCAGTTTATACCAACGGTTTTCCTAAGCAGGTAGCTAGCTATAGGCTCTCTCCAGATTGACTCATAGTTCACAATAATAACCTTTGTACCGGTTGCCATGTCTTTATTTACAGGGCCGAAGTATTCCTGAAGAGCAACCTTCTTTTTATTGGCTGACAGCCCATGCAGGTTTCTGCAAGATATTTTACCCTCAAAACCGTGGATAGAAATCTGCTCTTCCCATACATCACAGGACTTAGCTGTACCTACTACAACAACACGTTTGAACCCACGATTTTGCATCAGGTCTATCATGATTTTGGTTTTGCCAGTACCCATATCTGTGTACAAAGCAGCGGTATCCCTATTATAGAGATACCGCAAGGCTTTTTCCTGATGTGGCCATGGTTTTGTTTTATATATCATCTTCTCTTCTTCTTTCTGTTCTTATGCACTTCCCACATAGCCCACATCATGATAACACCTATGAAGAATATAAGACAGGTGATTGGAGCCATTACCAAAGCCCAGCTCCAGCTCACTACGTCTGTCAGCTTAAGCATGATAAACACGGCCTGAATTAACCACACACTTAGCGTCATAGTCTTACCAATCATTACTGCACAGCCCTCCGGCCCGGGGTTACTCACTTTCTTCATTACCACCATTTCCCTCCTCAATGCTCTCTAAAAGCTGAATAACGTCAATTATGCTGTAGCAAATCCCACACAGCGCACCGGCTTGTTCCCAACGCTTTAAGTATCGCTTCTGTTTTTCGCTAGGTTTATATCCTGTGTCCGGGCTTTTCAGTTCTATTTTAAAGCACCGTCCCCTGTAGCATCCGTTTATATCAGCCCTGCCAGACTGCTTTGCATTTCCACTGACATTTTCAGCTATGCAACCCGGTATACTGTTAAGGAGTTTTAAAACCTTAGACTGAAGAGCTGATTCTCTCATAAATTGACCCCCTTAGCCTACTGTACTTTGCTACCGCTTTGTCATCCCAGTACTCATTGGCGTATATCTTTCTTGTGTCATTGTTGAACATATGCTGTACTTCAGATATATTTGTATTTATTGAATCAAAATACAATCCGTTTATGGTGCAAAAGTCTATTGCTTCAGCAAGCTGACGGCCATCACGTGATGTCCATAAGACAACTTTAGCCCCAGTTCTCTGTGCTTGGATTAAATCAACCCACACCTGTGGCCTTGGCTTGCCAATATACGGAAACTCATCCTCCACAAGTGTTCCATCAAAGTCCACTGCAATAATATACGGCAGCTTACTCATCTCTTCTTTTGATATGGTATTAATCATAATACTTTAACTCCTCTTCCATGTGTTTTGTCAGCCATGCCCTTACCCACCCTTGACGGTCTGTGACAGTCTCCCGGAAGAAATATGGGTATGCCTTGTGGTAAAACTCCATTATCAGTTTTCTTGCTATTAAAATATCATTGCTGTGAGTCATGGGTGTTTTATATCCAAAATCATCCTCAACCCATCTGGAAATATACCCAGCTAAATCAGACCGCGTTATACCTAACTTTGTCAGAAACTCATAATACACTTCGCTTTTCATGTAGCAAAAGTGAAACCATAGGAATTGGTCTGTAGCATTGTCAACTACTTTTATTTTTACCTTTGTCATCATATCTGCCATTGGCACACCCCCTATAAAACAGGTGTACCGTCTACAGACTGAGTGTAACTTTTATCTAAGTTTTCCAAGGCTTTTTTGTAGTCTCTTGCGTACATATGGAGTGAACCGGCGTTGTGTGTATACGTTCCCAGCTCAAGACCTAGCTCCATAGCCAGTCTAACCTGCATAGCTGTAAACTGGAGTACGTCATTAGGGTAGCCCATCCATAAATCATTAGAACGCATATTTGTCACCATGTAGAGCCTTCCATCACGCACAAAAAACTGAAGGTAAACCGTGCAGTTAACGTCTTTTGTGGGGTTGTCCAGCAGGTTCCTGGGTTCCTTGATATGAATAACTGCCTGTCTGCTGCTAGGGTCTATTGAGAGTAGGTTTTTTACAAACTCCATCTGATCGAACCCGTACTTTTTCATTATGCAGTGGCCATAATTGCTGTTCACAGTTTTGCCGTTATCGCTCATTCTGTCCCATGCGTTTGTATAAAGCTTAATCGCATCAAGGTTTGGGTTACCAGACAGGTACCATAGCAGTTCACCAATAGCATACCGCATTGGAAGTTTTCTTATCGGTGTCTTGAGGATACATCTTGTAGGGTCTTTAATAACTGTGGTGCAATTTAGAATCTCACCAACTACAGCTCCGTCCCGGCTGTCAGCTTCATATCCGTTTTGTGCCTGCCTGCTAATCTCTGAGAACAGATTTAACCACGCTTCATCAATATTCTCATAAACACCATGCTTAAACTCTAAAATACCCATATTACACCTCCGAAGTATTCCACTCTTTTACGTTCAGAATGGAGCAGTTAAACGTACCTCTAAACTTTGCGATAATGTCCTCAACCGGCGTTCCACCCATGATAGCCTCTTTCCTTGCGTCAAGTCTTTCCCTGATGTCTTCGGGGTCTGCTACCACATGAATTACGGTAGCTCCGGCCTCTAACATTTCAGTTTCCAGCAGGTTAAGCATGGTTACAGCTGCCTGCCTATTCGGTACCTCGTACACATTGTTACCAATCACAACGCTGTGCGTTCCTTCCATCGGTATGCTCAGCGGCCTGTCCTGTTCTTCCTGATATACGAATTGACCATAACAGAACCGGTCTGCAATAATATTCCGTGTCTTGCTGACCTCAATAATACTATGGAAAAATGTATAGTTGTTTGGTGTAAACTGTGTGCAGTGAATAACCTCTGCATTCATAATCTCTGCCAGCTTTTTAGCCAGTGTGCTTTTACCTGAACCATCACAACCCTCTAACACAATTAGCATTTTGTTTCCTCCCTCTTAATGTCAATTCTTATCACGTTTTTAACCCTGTAGACAGTAATTTTTCCGTCTATGAGCTTAAACTCCATTTTTGGTATTTCAGGGTCATCTACTAACTTTCTGTATGCTCTGTTTATCCATTCTAAGTACTCACGCTCCATATTCTACTCCTCCATTTTCCAATAGTTCCACTTAAATTTCAGGCTTTCCCACCCTGATTTTGTGGTCTTAAACCCAACCCCTTTATGGCTTTTTCCTTTAAGTACTACTCTTACAAATCTGCTGTTTAAGGTCTTATATTTTTCATTGACTTCTTCATCGTTTTTGCATCCCCCAGAGTTAGAACCTATGCTTGGACAATCATAAACTAAGTCTCTAAACACTATAGTTTTTAAGCCTTTTTCCATGCACTCAAACTGAAGAGCATAGTCATCAACCCCTACCTCAGAATTGGCTCTAAAATTTATCTTATTATCCTTTAACTGTTTTGTGTTTACATGAATACACTGGATGCAACACCCGCAGTTATACACATATGCTGAATTTTTATTCCTTATATTCCACCAATCACTCTTTAACCCCGGAGCTGATAACGCAACTTCATACTTTCTTTCCTGTATGAGCTTAACCCACATCTTTAATGCATAAGCATTTACATTGTAAGGCCTTCCGGTATTTGTGGAATGAACCCTCATAACCATTTTTCCGTTTTTAGTTGGGGCTGGCTCTAGAAAATCAAGAAGCCTTATGTCATCATCAATTAAGAAAATATTGTCGATACCTTTTTTCCAGCAATATCTTATAATTGCTGCTTTTGTGCTCCCTCCATCATGCACATTTTTCAGCTTAACTATGATAAACCTATCACCATATTTTTTGTACAAATTATACTGCTCTTTTCTTATGAAAAGTATAACACTATACCTATTTTGAGTATAAAGGTTTTTTAACAGAGTCGCTTCTGGCCTGTTGTAGGATGGTATGCAGATAGGAAATATTTCACTATCTTTCATATGCTTACTGCACCATTTTGCCATTTTATGTGCTCTATACATATTCACCTCTTATCATAAAGGGGGCCGTAGCCCCCCTGCACTTATTCACAATTTGCTAGCATTACTGCTTCTGTGCTGGAATGCACAGTCTCCCGTAAATTTTCTATTGTTTCAAGTCTTTCTGAGAGCCTTTTTTCAACTCTGTCAATGGTATCGTACAGGTCTCTTTCTATATGGTCAATTCTGATTGAGCCACTCAGCTCTTTTTCAGCCTCCCTTCTACCTCTTTTTCTTTCACGCCTAAGAGCTGCCTCATATTTTTCTCTGGTTATGAACATTACTTACGCCTCCTCCCAGTCTTCTTCGTCCTCTTCCTCATCGTCTTCATCTTCAGGCTCAGGCTTTTTAGCCTTATTAGCAGGCTTAGAGGCTTTTTTGGCTGGTTTCTTTACCGATTTAGACTCTTCCTCATCCTCTTCCTCGTCTTCGTCAAAGTCTTCCTCGTCATCTTCTTCTGGCTCTGGGGCTTTCTTCTTAGGGGACTTCTTCGCCGGTTTTTTAGCTGGCTTTTTCGGCTGCTCCTCTTCTTCGTCCTCTTCCTCATCGTCTTCATCTTCAGGCTCAGGCTTTTTAGCCT